ACGGTGAGTGGTGACTTACAGCGACGATGAGATCCGGGCGCTCTGTGACGCCGGTAGTTCCATGGCCCCGCAGCCATTCGGGACGGGGATGAACCAATTAGGAGTGTCGGCCGGTCGTGGTTGTGGGCGCGCGCGTGGTGTGGTGGCCGGTGGCTGCGCCGGGTGAGGGGGTCGTGACTGGTCCGCGGTGTGTCGTGTGTGCGGCGCCGACCGACGCGACCCTCTGCCATCACTGCACGAGCGAGCTCGAGAGTGCGATCGCTGACATGCCCGCGAACCTCGCTGACCTGCAACGGGCCGCGACGCGGCAGACACGGTCACCGCTCGGGATGGGTGACCCTGCGCGGCAGTGGCAGCCTGAACACGCTGAGCCGTCGCCGCTGCCTGCGCATCTGAGGTCGCAGCATGGTCCGATCGCGTTACCGTCCACGGCGTGGCCGTTCGCTCCGGGTGCTGCGGACTTGCTGTGGGCCGCGTCGAACACGCTCGCCGCATGGACCCGGCATGTCGCGGACGCTGTCGGGCAGCCGCCGGTCGCACCGGTCACCGCGTGGCTCATCGGCCGGTTGCATGTGATCCGCCGCGACCCGCAAGCCGGTCAAATGTTCGATGAGTTCACATGGCTGACTCGCGCGGTCGACGGCGCTGTCATCGGCCGTGGCCCGCTCGACTTTTTCGGCCGCTGTGACCAGATCGACGTCCGCGTCCAGGCCCGCGTCCTGCACGGCCCGTCATGCCGGTCGTTCATGACCGCCCCCTGCACACACGAGTCGTGCGCGGTGATCGCCGGCCGTGAACAGATCCTCGACACCGTCACCGGCGTGTGCGGCGCCGACCTGTACGGCACCCAAGACGCGAAGATCATCACATGTGACGTGTGCGGCGCCGCCTACGACGCGCGGGACCGGAAAACCACGATGCGGGCCGCGGTCGCCGACCAACTCGCCACCGTCAACGCCTGCGCATCCGGACTGAGCCAACTCGACCAACCCGTCACCGTCCAGCAGATCAACGCGTGGATACGCGGCCACCGCATCCCGGCTCGAGGCCGCGACTCGACCGGTGCCGTCATCATCAAAGTCGGCGACGTACAGGCGGTCATCGCCGAAAACATTGAGCGCCGCCACCGTCCCCGCGAAACGGCCTGACACACCAGAAATTGACATAGCGGGATGCTTCGCACATGATCTGCGCAGGGAAACGTTCCATGCCCAGGAGGCGACTCGAGTGCCGGCGATGCGGTCCCGGAACACCATCGGGCACGTCCCGTGGGGTGACCGATCCCGGAACCTCACCCGCCGGCCAGCACCCGAGCGGCCAGCCGATACACCCGTCATCTACGACTCCACGAACCCACCGCCCGTCCCGTCGGTGTACTTCATCGAGTGCGGCGGCTACGTCAAGATCGGCACCACGATGAACACCCCCGCCAGGGTCATGTCCGGGATGCAGCTCCCCCCGAACGCACGCGTCGCCGCACTGATACCCGGCGTAGGCGAACAACGCGAGAGCGAGCTGCACGCCATGTTCGCTGCCAGCCGGCAGGGCCGCGGGTCGAAGTGGTTCACGCGCTCACCAGAACTCGATGCGCTCATCGGAGCGTTCGCCGTCTGAGGGAGGCCATCATGGCTGACCCGACGTGCCACTACTGCCACCGCCCCATGATCACCGACCCGCCGCTGCCGGGCCACGTCCGCCCACACTGCCCGTCACCGACCTGCGACTGGTGCACGACCTGTTGGCGTGCGGCATGCGCGCGGGCACAGAAGTCGAGCTAGCAGCACCCTGGCCTGGTGTCAGGGTCGCGCACCTGACCAGGCGTCAGCGCGAGCGCCCAAGCACCACACCCGAGGCAGCATGTCATCGACCCGCGACCGACCCGGCCCGATCACAATGGCCGAACGCGCCGCCATCCTCGCGATGATCGACCAGCGGCTACCCCGCAACGAAATCTCACGCCGCACCGGACGATCCAACGACTCCGTGTCGAGGATCGCCCGTGAAGAAGGCCGCACCTTCGACCGGGCACACGAAGTGTCGACAGCACTCGCCGCACGCAAAGCCGACCTCGCCATACGCCGTGCAGCGATCATCGACCGGAACTATGCACGCGTCGAACACCTACAAGCCCGGCTCACGCAACCGATGTTCTGGACGATCCTGCGTGACGCCGCCGGCCGTGAAACACCATCCGGTCTGGACTTCGTACCCGCCCTCGACGAACGCAACATCGCCGACACGATCTCCCGGTACCTGACCACCACGATCCGGCTCGAGGAAGTCGACAACAGCAACGAAGCCGACGGCGTTAAGTCGATGCTCGCCGCGCTGGGCCACGCCCTGAAAATCCTCCCCGAGTGACCCACCCGGCACCCCCGCTATCGGACAAGCAGCTCCGGTCGTTACGGGAAGCTGTCGGCCGAGTCAACGTGTGGGAAGGTGCGGTTCGGTCCGGTAAGACGATCTCGTCGCTGCTGCGATGGTTGATCTACGTGTCGACCGTCCACGTCCGCGGTGAACTACTCGTCGTATCCCGCACCCGCGACTCGGCAGCACGCAACGTATTCGCACCACTGCAGGACGCGTCGATCTTCGGTGAAGCAGCCCGGTTCGTGCAGTACACGCCCGGCGCACCGACCGCGCAGATCCTCGGCCGCACCGTGTGGGTACTCGGCTCCTCCGACGTCCGCTCCGAAAACGTCCTACGCGGCCTCACCTGCGCCGGCGCCTACGTCGACGAAGCGACACTGCTGCGCGAGGACTTTTTCGTCCAGCTGCTAAACCGACTCTGGGACAAGGCGCAACTGTTCGCAACAACGAACCCTGACTCACCCGCCCACTGGCTCAAACGCCGATACCTCGACCGGCTCCATGAGCTCCCCGACTGGCGCACCTGGCATTACGTCCTCGACGACAACCCAATGCTGTCCGAAGCACGCAAGGAAGCGATCCGCCGCGAAAACGTCGGCCTGTACTACCGCCGCAACGTCCTCGGTGAATGGGTCGCCGCGCAAGGCGCCGTGTACCCAATGTTCGACCCCGCCCAGCACGTCGTCCCGTGGGCGACGCTGCCCGACATGCGACGCCTACTCGCTGTCGGCATCGACTACGGCACCTCGAACCCGACCGTAGGCATCCTCCTCGGCCTCGGCCTCGACCGGCGCCTCTACCTCGTCGATGAATGGCGTTACGACCCGACCATCGTGAACGTGCGCCTCACCGACGCCGAACTGTCCGACCGGATGCGGGCGTGGCTCACCGCCGGCCATACCCCGGAAGTCACGACCGCGAAAATCGAATGGGTGTTGATCGACCCGTCCGCCGCATCGTTCCGGGCACAACTGATCAAAGACGGTGTCGTCGGCGTTGCCGACGCCGACAACGACGTCCTGTACGGAATCAAGACGACCGCGTCGCTGCTCGCGTCCGGCCGGCTACTCGTGTCCGACCGCTGCCAGGGGCTGATCACTGAACTACCCGGCTACTCGTGGGACGACAAGGCGACCGAGAAGGGCGTCGACAAGCCCCTGAAGCTCGCCGACCACTCCCTCGACGCGCAACGGTACGCGTTGACCACGACCGAGCCGCTGTGGCGTGACGATCTGAGGGAGGCCGCCTAGCATGCCGCTCCCTCAGAACGGCACACCGTGGCCACCAGCCGCCCTCGCGAACCAGATCCTGCCGAAGCTCGGCGAATGGGCGGCGTGGTACGCCGGCGACCCCGACATGCTGTCTGCCGTGTACGGCGGGCAGCAGAACATGGACCCCGGTCAAACCGGTTTCTTCGCCTCCGACCACGGCGGATTCACCGCGATGGGCCGGGCATTGAAACGCATGTTCTGGGGTGAACCGACCCGGGCACCCGACCGGCGGATGAAACTGCACGTGCCCCTCGCTGCCGACCTGTGCCAAGCATCCGCGGACCTGCTGTTCGCCGACGAGGTCAACCTCACCGCCCTGAACAGGAAGGTCCAGGCCGCGATTGACGTGATGGCCGACGACGGCCTACACAACCGGTTCGCGGCGACCGCTGAGGTCGTCGCGGCACTCGGCGGCGCCTACCTGCGGGTCACGTGGGACGACACCCTCGCCGACGCCCCGTTCCTGACCACAATCGACGCCGACCAGGCGCTGCCCGAGTTCCGGTACGACCGGCTCGTCGCCGTCACGTTCTGGCAGACCGTGAAGGTCGAAGGTAAGCGGATCTGGCGTCACCTGGAACGCCACGAACTCGCTCCCGACGGAACAGGGGTCATCGTCCACGGCCTGTATCAGGGCGACGACAAGACGCTCGGCGTCAGAGTGCCGCTACTCGAGTCCGACATCACGGCACCGCTCGCGGCACTCATCGACGCAGACGGCGTGATCTCCACCCGTTCACCCGGTCTCGCCGTGTTCTACATTCCGAACCAGCGGCCCCAGCGTCGCTGGCGGACCGACCCTGTCGGGAAGTCGTTCGGCCGGTCCGACCTCGACGGCGTCGAGACGCTCCTGGACTCCCTCGACGAAGTGTTCTCGTCACTGATCCGCGATATCCGTCTCGGTAAGGCCCGCGTCATGATCGCCCGCGACCTGCTTGAGAAGAACACCCGCACCACCGGGTCCGGTGCGTCGTGGGACAACGACCAGGAAATCTACGCCGAGCTCCGGGGCGGCAGCCTGAAAGGTGACGTGCCGCTCGCGCAGCAGATCCAGCAGGTCCAGTTCCCGATCCGTGTCGCCGAACACCAGCAGGCGATACAGGAGATCATCGAACATATCCTGCGGACCGCCGGCTACTCGGCGCAAACATTCGGCGTCGGAGACACCGGCAATATCCGCACCGCGACCGAGATCGAATCCCGTGAACGCCGCTCACTGCTGACCCGCGACCGGAAGATCCGGCAGTGGCGGCCTGTGATCGCCGACGTCATCGAGAAACTCCTCGCAGTCGATGACGCCGTGTTCGGCCGCAGCCACGGCACCGAAGAACCGAACGTCGCGTTCACCGCGGGTGTGCAGGAGACGCAGCTGACGCTCGCACAGACCGCGCTCGCGCTCACGCAGGCACGGTCCGCGTCGACACAGGTCCGCGTCGAGATGCTTCACCCCGACTGGGACGACGACGCGATCAGTGAAGAGGTCGCCCGGATCACCGCCGAAGAGGGCATGGCCGTGCCGCCCCCAGATGGGTACTCGCCGGTCGCCGCGCAGACACCGGATCAGGCGAACGTGTCGGCTGACGCCGCGATGCCGTGACCAACCCGGCGGGTACCGGGCCGGCAGCTGCCGGGTTGCCGCTCGGTGTCGTGATCGACCGGCTCACCGCCCAGATCACCGGCATGTATGACACGGCGGAACGGCAACTACTGGTCGCGCTCGCGAAGCTCGCACGCCTCGGCCTCACGGACAGGGGCGCCGTCGCCCAGTTAGACATGCTCACCCAGATGCAGCGCATCGCCCGGCAGGTCGCGAACGAACTCCGCATACAAGCCGGGCCGCTCGCCCAGCAGGTCGCTGACACCGCCGCACGTGAAGGGGACGCGGCAGCGGTCGAACAGATCCGCCGCGCCATCGCCGGCCACCCGGCCCTCGCCGCGACGTACCTCGCGCGCCTCGCGGGCACCAGTTCCGGGCATGGTGTCGCTGCCGCGAACGCGATCGGCCTCGACCTCACGACACGGTTGAACTCGACGAACCTGCGGATCGTCCGGTTCGCTGATGACGCGTACCGGGCCGCGGTCGCCGACGCCGCAGAGCGGCTCGTCCTCGGCCGTGAACAACTCACCCCGTTCACCGCGTCCGCCCGCGCCTGGAATGAACTGACGGACCTCGGCATCACCGGGTACACCGACTCACGCGGCCGAGGCTGGAACCTCGCGTCGTATGTGGAGATGGCGACCCGTACCGCGGTGCAACGCGCGTACAACACCGCGCATCTGGACCGGATGACAGCGGTCGGCATCGAACGGTTCACCGTCCCCGGTGACGGCCACCCGTGCCCACTGTGCCGCCCGTGGGAAGGCCGCGTACTGACACTGCCAGGTGGCCCCGGCCCGACCATCGACGAAGCCCGCGCCGCTGGCTTGTTCCACCCGAACTGCAAGCACACGCTCGTCGCGTACTTTCCCGGCTATTCCCGTGAACCTGAACCGTCCGGCCCGGTCACGGCAGAGGACGAGCAGCGGTACTACGAGCTGCAGCGGATGCGGGAAATGGAACGCAAGATCCGCCGTGGCGTACTGAAACGCGACGCCGCGATCACCCCGAAACAACGCGCCCGCTCCGAAGCGAACATCGCCCGGTGGCGCGGCGAGATCACCCGGCTACGCGACGAACACGGCCTCGTCGAACGGCCACGTCGACGCACACCCAACCTCGGACACCGGAGGTAGACGCGATGGCATCGAAGCCGAAGCTCGGCAGCGGGAAGCGGTTCGCGAACCTGCAACGGTCCCTCGCCGCGAAAGGCGCCACCGACCCCGGCGCCCTCGCCGCCTACATCGGGCGGAAGAAGTTCGGAAAGTCGAAGTTCCAGCGCCTCGCCGCACACGGCAAGTAACAGCACCCCCGCCGGCCCGGCGCCGGTGACCACTGAATCGGGCCAGGCGCTCGAGGAGAGCAGGACACGATGACCACACCAGCCACCACAGACCCGGCGACCACGCTCAACCCGCCACCCGCCACCCCCACGACAC